TGGGGGCGGCTCTTGAACGATGCCACGCAATATTTGCAGGACTACCCCGAGCGGGTGTTCTGGCCCGGCCTTGCGATCTCGCTCACGGTGCTGGCGATCAATTACATGGGCGACGGGCTGCGCGACGCGATGGACCCGCGGATACGGGGGCGCTGAGGGCGGTGGTGTCCGGCACGGGATGACCGGCGAGGCGCGAGCATCGGGTTTTGGCCTGGAGCGGTCATTTGCAAGAATGCGATGAGCCGCGCGGTGCCCGACCGCGGGTGGGCGCTGCAACGGTTGTGGGGCGCACTTTATGGCGCAAAATACTGCAACAATTACGCGGGTTTGCGACGTTGCAAAAGCGCCCGCCCGTCACGCCAAAGGCGTGCCGACTATAAGCGGCGCACCTTTGGTGCGACGGGGCGGTCGGGCGCTGCGCGGCGGCGCGCCAAGGCGCGCCTCGATTCCGCGCAAGGGGGCTAGCCTTGAACATCCCCTTCAGGCCGCTGCCCTCACAGATCGCGCCCCGCGAACCGCCCCGCGCCAAAGCTGGCCGAGAGCTGCGCCACCTCGATGCGCTTGCCCGTATCCGGCCCGTCCTCGGCGCGGGCGGCGGCGGTGTAGCGCCATTCCGGCGCGCCCACCACCACCTCGCGCAGCACCTGCGCGCCCCGGCGCACGCGCAGAACATAGCTCTCGGTCTCCTCGCCCAGCGGCACCTCGGGCGTGTCCCAGCGATCACCGCCCAGCCGCGTGCGCCTGATCCACGCCACCCGAAGATCGCCGCCCGCCTGCGCCACGCGCAGATGCACCGGCGCATAGGGCCGCAAGCCCAGCCCGTCAAAGGCCAGCACCGCATGGCCAAAGCTGGGATCGTCCACCGGGCGCCCCCCCGGCCCGATCCGGTAATGGCGCGCCTGCCCGCGCTGCGCCTCCGACAGGCCGATCTGGCGCGCGATACCGTCGAGCCGCACGAGGATGGAGCCGGGCGGCCAGGCCCCCGCCCCCTCGGTCCCCAACTGCCCGCGCAGCCGGTGGCGCAGGATATAGGTATCGGGGGCCACCAATTCGGCATCGCGAAACTGGAAAAGCTCCCAGCCATCCGGCGTGCCGTCGCCAATCGCGCACAGATTGGCCCCGTTAAGGAATGCCGCGTCGCTCACACTCTCCAGCACCCCATGGCGCATCGCCACGATGAGCCCATCGCCCCGGTCGATCCGGCCCGGCGCGGCGGGAAAGAGCGGTGCTTGCGTAAGCCCCACCGTGGCCTGCGCCGCAATCAGCGTATCGAGCGCGTAATTCGCGTCCTCATCTGACGAATAAAGCGCCACCGTGCCCGGCCAGGGATCGGCGATCACCGCCAGATGCGGCGCGTGCGGCACCTCCTCGCCGGTCAAGAGCGGCAGATCGAGAAACAGCGGCGTCACCGGCCCCGGTGCCGTGAACGCGCGCAGCGATGCGGGCGCGTCGTCGATCAGGATCGGGCGAAAGCTTTCGGGATCGGTGCGCGTGGCCTCGATGCGCTGCATCCCCGCCATCTGCTCGGCCCGGTCGATGCGGAACCGCCCGCCGCCTTCGGCCTGCGGCAGCGCGATGACATCGCCCGCGCCCAGCGCGATCCGCGACGGCGGCAGCGTGAGGCGTAGCGTATCGACCGATACCCGCGCCTCCGACAGCCACCGCTCCACCACCTGCCGCCCCTCGGCGCGCGTCAGCGACAGCGGCATCTCCGACATCGCCACCGCGTGGGTCGCCTCGTCGGGCAGGATCGCCTCCTCGGCAATCGCCTCGTAATCGCCATCGGCCTCGACAAAGCGCAGCCGCACCCGCCCCGCCAGTTCCAGATCAGAGCCGCGCAGCCCCTCGATCACGCCGCCCAGTTCCGGGTCGCGCACAAGGCCCTCGGGATCAAGCACCGCATCCGCCCGCCCGTCGCGCGTGCGAAAGCCAAGCACGCCCTCGCGCTCCACCGCGTCCACACCGTGGGCAAGCAAGAGCGGCTGAAGCGCCGCGCGCGCAGGCCCGACATCATCCACGCTATAGCCCCGCACCACCCCCTCGGCGCGGCTTGTATCAAGCGCCGCCAGCCCCGCGCGCCCGGCGATCTCGCCCACCACCTCGGCCAGCCTGCGCCCGCTTGCCCGCCCGGTGATCCAATGCCCGCGCGCATAATTCCCGCCATCCGCCCACAGCCCGGCATTGGCCGGAAACCACGGATAGGGCCGCGCATCCCAGGCCCAGACATAGGCGTGATCCATGTCGATCATCCGCCCGTCAAAGATCTCCGAGGCCGGGTTGCGCGCCGGGTCGCGCCAATATCCCGTCATCGCGCGCAGGTATTGCAACTGGATGAATTCATCCCGTGCGCCGGTGGAATGGCGCGGCAGGCTCGATTCCGAGGATTTGGGATCAAGGAATTTGTTGGGCTCGTTGGTGCCCTTGTCGACCGCCGCACAGCCATATTCGGTGAACCGGATCGGCTTGGATTGCGGCACCCAGGCCGTCGGGGTCTCGCTGCGCACGCCCCCCACCCGGTCGTGATGGGCATTGCCCCACCAGCCCCGCAGATCCTTGAACCGCCAGACCCACGGCTCGCCATAGGCCGCATCGGTGATCGGTTCGCGCCGCTGCGCCGCGCGGGCCTCCTCGCCGGGATAGAACCAGTCAAACCCCTCGCCGCCCTCGATATTGGCGTGCAGGTAGTCCAGATCGTAGATCGAGCGCGACGCCTGCGCATCAAGATGATCATATCCCTCGCGCCAATCCGACAGCGGCATGTAATTGTCGATGCCCACAAAGTCGATATTGTCGTCCGCCCAGAGCGGATCGAGATGAAAGAACCGGTCGCCATCCCCCGGCTGATAGCCGAAATATTCCGACCAGTCGGCGGCATAGCTGATCTTCACCTCCGGCCCCAGCAGCGTGCGCACCTCGCCCGCCAGCGCGATCAACTGCGCCACCGCCGGAAAGCTGTTGCCCGCCCCCCTTACTTGCGTGAGGCTGCGCATTTCCGAGCCGATGCAAAAGCTCTCGACCCCGCCCGCCGCCGCACAGAGCGCCGCCTGATGCAGGATGAACCGACGATAGGACCACTCATCCGGGCCGTGATAGCTGACCGGGCTCGCCTTGACCGCCCCGCCAAAGCTCAAGAGATCAAGCGCGCCCGTCCCCGGCACCCCCACCGGCACCGCCGCCACCGGCGTCACGGTGAAATCAGCCGCCCGCGCCGTGCCGAAAAACGCCGCCACCTCCGCCTCTGCCGCCGCCGTGCCATCGGGGCTGCCATCGCGCCCCGGTGCCTTGGAGGTGGTGATCCGCCCGCGCCACGGCAACACCGGCTGACCCTCGGCATCGCTCCACGGATCGGGTAACCCGTTGCCCGCCATCTGCTCCATCAGGATGAACGGATAATAAAGCACCTCCTGCCCCGCCTGTTTGAGCGCGAGGATCGCCTCCACCACCGCCTGATCGCTGGGCGTGCCGCCATAGACCTCGCGGCCCCCGGCATCCTTGGGCACCTCGCCCGCCGCCCCGCGCGTGAGGCTCGAGACGGTCCAGGGCATGTTGGCCGACTCGAATGTCTTTTTCTCGACGCGCGGGCGGATCTGGCACGCACCGCAGCGCAGATCGTCGCCGAACCAGCTCACCACCAGAGAGGCCGCGCGCACCTGCGGCAACTCCTCGCGCAACGCCTCCAGCACCACGGCGAAATCGCTGCGCGCGCCGGGGGTGTTGACGTTCACCATCCCCTTGGAGCCAAAGCCAAAATCCATCGCCACCGGCGTCGTGGCCAGCGTATATTCGCCGGTGCCGGGCAGGATCGCGACCCCGCGCAGCGCGTGCACCGGATCAAGATCGGCCCCGTCGCCGCCCGCCTGCGCCGGGCGGCACAGCTCAAAGCTGAACTGCGGCACGCGGGTGCCGAATTGCGAGAGGTCCAGATCCTCGATCACCACATAGGCGGTGCCGCGATAGGCGGGCACGGTGCCTGCCCCCTCCACCGCCTCGATGAGCGGATCGGGAAGCTGATCGCGCGAGCCGGGATAGACCCGCATGTTGAGGCTGTCGGGCGCAATTTCCGTGCCGTCGGCCCAGACGCGGGCCACGCGCGAAATCTCGCCCTCGCAGAGCGCCAGCGCCAGGCTCACCGAATAGCTGATCTCGCGCACCGTCGGCGTGGCGGGGCGCGGGCTGCCCTTGCCGCCGCCGCTGCGCCCCGGCGTCACGGTCACGCGCTCGCGGAACTCGGTGGCCCAGATCACCTGGCCCGCCACCCGCATCCGCCCGTAAACCTGCGCGATGGCATCGCCCTCGCCAGAGCCGGTCAACCGCAACCGGTTGACGCGACCGGTCTCGACCACCTCCGAGCCCTGCCCCAGCAGCCGCTGGTCGATCGAGCGCCCGATCACCGCCCCCGCGAACCGCCCCAGCGTCACCGAGGAAATCCCCAGAACCGAGCCACCGACCGCGCCGCCGATGGCGGCCCCGGCGGCGGAAAGAAGAATCGTTGCCATGTTATCTCTCCTCAGGAAAGGCGAATCGCGCCACGATTCGCCGCCGCCAGGGCGCGCTCAGCGTGGTTTCGACCACGCCATGCCCCGCATAGGCGTGGATGAACCGCGCCCCCGGTCCCGCCTGCGCCATGATGCCCAGATGCTTGGCCACGCCGCCGTCGCGCATCCGGAACAGGATCACATCGCCCGCCACCTCGGCCCCGAGGGGGCGCGCCACCAGATGCCGCGCCGCCGCACGCCAGAGCACCTCGTCGCGGGCAGGCTCGGACCAGTCCATCGAATAGGCGGGCGGGCGTTCGGGCTCGTGGCCCATCACCTCGCGCCAGACGCCCCGCACAAGGCCCAGGCAATCGCAGCCCGCGCCCCGGCACGCCGCCTGATGGCGGTAGGGCGTGCCCAGCCAGCCGCGCGCCGCCGCCACGACCTGCTCTGCCCGCGCGCTCATCGCCTGCGGCTCCCGCCGTCAAGACGCGGCGATTTGGTCGGATCGGTAATCACCCAGTCATCGCCGGGAATATCCGGGAAGCCTTGAAAATTCAGCAGGTTGTCGAACTTGAATTGGCACGTCATCCGGCGCTTGTCGCACCCCGCCTCGATCCGCAGCCCGTCGCCCGGCACCACAACTGCCCCCAGCGGATGCCATAGCTCGATCACCCGGCCCGACCCTTCCATACGGTCGCGTTTTATCATCCCCGCAAGGCCCTGCGCCGCGCCGCTTGTCACCCGGATAACGCCATGCCGGAACCAATCCTCGGCAAAGCCGCCCATATCGGCAAAGCGAAACACGCGGTTATCCACCACATCTTCCGCCGCGCACTCGGAAACATACCCAGGCGTATTGAGGTCAAAGGTGCAGTCGCGATCGCCAAGAATGGCGCTGCACGATGTCTGATAGACCCGCCCCAGCGGCACGTTGAGCGCATCCGTCAGCCCGCGCAACTCCGCCTCGAACGCGCCGCCCGCGCGGCGGATATCACCGATGGTCCCGGCAAAGACCACCACCCGCTGCGCCACGTCGCGCCAGTTGACGATCCACGCCCGCACGGCCGCACCGTCATAGCGTCCGGCCTCGATCTCGGCCTCGGTGATGGCTCCGTCCGACAGCGCGCCCAACGCCTCGGTATTGTTCACCGAAAGCCCGGTGCCCGCCGCCACCGCGCGCGCGCTCATCCCCGTGCCGGGGCGAAACGCGATGCCGTCAAAGCTGAACGCCCGGTCGTGATCGGTAAAGCCCATCACCCCCCCGTCGCGCCGGGTCAGTGCCCAGGCCCGGCAGGTGGTGCTCACCCCCTGCCCCAGATGCGCGGCCAGCGCCTCGGCCCCGGTCATACCCGGATCTCCACCACCGGCACATTGGGCACCTCGCCCGCCTGAAACGAGGCAAGGCTCACCGCGATGCGGTCGGTGTCGAACCGCACCGGCACGTCGAATTCATAGCCTGCGGTCACCGGCACGCCCCGGTTGGGCGGCTCGGCAAAGGTCACGATCCCGGTGGTCTCATCCACCCCGTAATGCACCCCCTCGCGCATCTCGACGCCGCCCAGCCCCATGCGCACGCTGCCCTTGACCGGCTTGACGATGGGGCGCCGGGCCTCCTGCGCGCCCGAGCGATAGCTCTTGCGCAACTGGAACGCCGTCGCGGCATCGTCGCCCACCCCGATCTCCTGGTCGTCAAAGGCGGGCGCGGCCCCGGCGCGGGAGGATTTGAAATCGCTCCAATCCTTCCAGCGAAAACCGTAAAGCTGCCCCTGCCGCGCCTCGAAAAACGCGATCAGCGCCTCGATATCGTCAAGGCTGCGCAGCGCCACGCCCGCGTCATAGCGCCGTCGCGCCTGCGCCCAGGGGCTGTTGCGCTCCTCGAAACCGCTCGCCAGCGTGACGATCTCGGTCAGCCGCTCCGGCCCGCCGATCGAGCCAAAGCTGAGGCTCGCGGGGAATCGTATCTCGTGAAAACTCATGGCCTTACCCCCTTACCGATTGCGCGCGCCGCGCCCGATCACGCGGCCAAGCTGCGCCGCGATCTGCCCCTGGCTGCGGCGAAACCCCTCCACATCGGGGGTGGTGACATTCATCACCACGCTGACCGCACCGCCCCCCTGCGCGCGCACCCCGAGCCGCCCGTCGCTGCCGCGCGACAGCGGCAGGATCGCCTCCGGCCCCGCCTCGCCCATCAGCCCCCTGCGCCCGCCCCGCATCGGGAAGGAAACCGGCCCGCTCACCACGCCGCCATTGGCAAAGGGCATCACCCGGCCTTGCGCGAAGCTGCCCCCCGTCTCGAAGGCACCGCCAAAGAGCGCCCCCACCCCCTGCGCCAGAAGCCCGCCCACCTGATCGCTCACCGGGCGCACCGCGTCGTTGAACGCGGTGTTGACCAGCGTCGTGGCGAGCCGCCGCAGGCTGTCGCTCAGGCTGTCGCCCTGCACCACCGCACCGCGCAGCGCGCCGCTCAAGCCCCGGCTCAAGCCCCGCTCAAGGCTCTGCACATCCTGCCCGGCGGCAGCGAACCCGCCGCGCACGCTCTGCAATTCCCCGGCAAAGGCGGCGGCCATCGCGCCCGCCTGCCCCATCGCATCGTCAAGCGCCGTGATCTGCACCTCCAGATCGTCGGCGCGGTCCAGCTCATCCATCGCTCATCTCCTCTTGCTCATCGGGAAAGGCCGCCAGAAGCGCCTCCAGCCCGTCGCGCGCCATCGGGCGCGGCCCATGGCCCTCGCCCAGCATCAGCCGCAATTCCGCAGGCGTCAGCGCCCAGAATTCCGCCGGGCGCAGGCCCAAGCCCTGCACGCCCGCGCGCATCAGCGCGGGCCAATCAAAGCGCGCGCCGCTCACCCCTCCGCCTCGGGCAGGGCAAAGGCCCGCGCCAGAAGCTGCGCCGCCGCCCGCGCCGCCGCCAGCGGCCCGCCCTCGATCTCGGCGCAAAGCAGATCCGCCGCCGTGCCTTGCCAGCCCCCCCCGCGCAGGCCCGCCACGATCACCGCCAGCACATCGCGCGAGGAAAACCGCCCCTCCTCGAACCGCGCCACCAGATCGACGAGGCTATCGGTCCCCAGCGCGGCCTCCATCTCCGCGAGCGCCCCGAGGGTGAGCCGCATCACCCGGCCCTCGCCCGCGACCACCAGCGCCACCTCGCCCGCCCAGGGGTTGGCCACGGCCCCGCTCACAGCGCCACGAAGTCGAGCCGCCCCGCCGAGGCCAGCGACATCTCATAGGTCGCCTCGCCGTCATGGGTGCCGCCATATTCGATCCCGGTCACCTGAAACGGCCCCTCGATGGTGCCGAAATCGGGGATGATCACCTGGAATTCCGGCATTTCCCCGTCAAAGAAAATCTGCCGCATCCGCGCATCGCTGGCGGCATCGCGGAAAATCCCCGAACCGCTGATGCTGGCCGATTTGACGCCCGCGCCCGCCAGCAACTCGCGCCAGCCCCCCGCCGAGTCGAGGCTGGTGACATCCACGCTCTCGGCGTTGAAGCTCACCCGCGTGGCGCGCAGCCCGGCCACCGTCTGGAAATTGCCGCTGCCGCTGAGATCGACCTTGATGAGAAGGTCCTTGCCATTCTGAACTGCCATGTCTTGTCTCCGTTTTGCTAAAGCATGTTGCTTAAAAGTGGGAACCGGTTTTAAGCTCCTCGAACATGCGAAATCTCCAAGGATCAGACGCCGTCATCCACGCGCGCCCGAAAGGTCAGGTCGATCCGCCGCCGCTGTCCGTCGCCGCTGCGCCGCGCCCGCGCGCGCAGAAAGTTGAGCGACACCAGCCGCCCCCGGTCGAGCACCAGCGTCGCGCCCTCCAGCGCGTCGCTCACCGCCCCCGCCGCCTGCTTGGCGGCAAGGAATCCCGCGCCCGCGCTCACCACCGTGACGCTCACGCGATGCTCGGCACCGGGGGCCGTCGCGTCGCCGCGCTCGCGCGCGTCCTCGGGGCCCAGCGCCACGTAGATATCCGGCTCCGCGCCTTGCGGGGCGGCGTCATAGATCGCGCCGCCCACCAGCGCGGCAAGGCCCGGATCACTGGACAGATGCTGCCAGATCGCGGCCTGGAGCGCCGCCGCCATGCCATAGCTCATGCCACCACCTCCTCCTCGGCCCAGAGCGTGAGATACCCCGCCCCCGCGCCGCTCTCGGTGACCGCGAGGATATGAAAGAGCCGCGCGCCATCGCGCAGCCGCTGGCCCGGCTCGGGCCGCGACGGCGCGCCCTGTGGCGCGGCGCGCACGGTGATGCGATAGCCCGCCCGCGCCAGCCGCAGCGCCTCGCCCGCCGCCTCGCGGCCCGAGCGCGCCACCAACTCGGCCCAGAGCGTGCCGCGCACCGCCCAGGCTTGCGTGAACCCGCCCGCGCCATCGGGCGCGCGCTGCGGCACCTCGAGCACCAGCGCCCGGTTGAGCCGGGGCCGCGCCATCACCGCGCCCCCCCGCCAAGGATGCGCACCTTGCGGTAGCGCTCGATCAGGCTCGCCACGCCAAAGGGCATGCACCCCTCGCCCAGCGCGGTCTCGAACCGGTGCTCGTAGTAATGCGCCGCCAACAGAAGCACCGCCTGCCCCAGATCGGCGGGCAGATCGCCCCAGCCCGCGCCATAACCCGCGCGAAACACGATCTCGGCCACGCCTCCGGTGGGCACCATCGGCAGCATATGCCCCGCAGGTCGCAGCACCGGGCGATGCGCGTCGCGCTCCAGCCGGTAAAGCGCGGGGTCGATCAGCTCTTCCTCGTCGGCGCGGTCGCGCAGCGTGAGGCTCAGGATCGCGGCCACCGGCGCCACCGGCAGGGGCTGGCCCGTGGCCTCCTGCCAATCGTGCAGCACCCAGGAAAAATCCCGCTCGATCAGCACCTTGCCGGTGCGCCCCTCGATCGCGGCCAGCGCCGCGCGCAAAAACCCTTCCAAAACGGGGTCCTGAATATCGTCATCCGCGAATCCGGTGCCCAGCCGCAGATGCGCCTTGAACTCCGCCAGCGGCAATGCGGCGCTTGGCACCGCGGTCTCTTCCATCAGCAACATGGACCATCTCCATCATCCCGGCCCCTCCCGCATTGGCGGCGCGTGCCGCCCGGCATTGCCCGGACGGAGGGGAAGCTGCACAACACCGCATCACGCGGCACGCGCCTTCGGGGCGGGGGCGCGTTGTCCCCGCCCGCCTTCACCGCACGCCTCAGGCGACGGCGAACCGCATGAGCTTGATCGCCTTGAAATCGCTGACATCGCCGCCCACACGCTTGGTGGCGTAGAACAGCACATGCGGCTTGGCGCTGAACGGATCGCGCAGGATGCGCAGGTCCGGGCGCTCGGCCACGGTGTAGCCCGCGCGGAAATCGCCAAAGGCAATGGCATCCGCGCCGGTGGCGATCTCGGGCATGTCCTCGGCAATCAGCACCGGATAGCCCATCAGCCGCGCGGGCTCGCCTGCGGCAAGACCGTCGGACCACAGGAACCGGCCATCGACATCCTTGAGCTTGCGCACCACGCCCGCGGTGCGTGAATTCATCACGAATGTCGCCCCCGCGCGGTATTCCGCGCCCAGCGCATAGACCAGGTCAACGATCGGGTCAGGGCCGTTCAGGTCGCCATCGGCACCGGTGGGCACATAGCCCAGGTTGCCCCAGGTCCAGACCGCGTTATCCACCGCCGGGCGGCTGAGGAAGCCGCGCGGCTTGTCCACCCCGTCGCCATTGACAAAGGCCGCCGCCTCGGCGCGCGAAAACCGGTCGGCGATGCGCGAGGCGAGCCATCCCTCCACGTCGAATGCGCTGTCATCGAGCAGCCGCTGGCTTGCTTTGGGCAGCGCGCTCAACTCGTGCAGCGGGATCGCGATACGGTCGATCTGCGGCGTGTCGGTCTCGGCCACGCCGGTGGTCTCCGTCGCCCAGCCATGGCCCAGATCGCTGTGATCCACCAGCACGTCGAACGATGTCGCCTCGACCGCCACCACATTGGCGATGGCACGGATCGACGCGGTGGAATTGAGCACCGAGCGGATCGTCTCCGAGGTCTGCGGATCGACCAGATAGCCGCCCTCGGCGGCCACCGAGGTGTTGAGCGCCTTGCCCTCAAGATCCAGCCCGCGCAGCCCGTCATCGTCGCCCGAGCGCAAATAGGCGTCAAACGCCTTGCGGTGGGGGGCGTGCATCTCGTGGGTGCCGGCAAGCTGCGGGCGCGCCTGCGTCAGGCTCTTGCGTTCGATCATGGTCATCTTGTCTTCCTGCTGTTGAAACCGCGTCGTGATCTCGGCCCGAAAGCCCTTGAATTCGTCCAGGAAACCGCGCACGGCCTCCCCCATCTCGGCTGCCGGAGACACGTCTTCCCCGGTCCGAGCCTTTGTCTCGGTCGTCATCGTCAACTCCTCTCGGTTGCGGGTCGGCGCTACCCCTGCGCCATCTCCCGGCGCGCCGCGCGCAGCACGGCGGCCATCTCGCGCAGGGTGTCGTCGCCGGGGCTTTCGCCCTTCGCCGCCACCCGCGCACTGGGCAGCATCGGGAAGGTCACCAGCGACACCTCCCAAAGCTCCAGTTCCTGCAAGAGCCTCTGGCCCTTCTCGTTCCGGCTGGCGCGCACGGTGCGATAGCCGATGCTCAGCCCGTCGATCGCGCCTGCCGCCAGCAGCGCCGCCGCCTCGCGCGCCCGCGCCACCCCCTCCAGCAGCCGCCCCTTGACCCACAGCCCCCGCGCATCCTCGCGCAGCTCGTCCCAGATGCCGATGGGCTCGCGCGGGTCATGCTGCCACAGCATCCGCACCCGCCGCCCCTCGGCCTCCATCCGCTTGAGGCAGGCCCCATAGGCCCCCCGCGCCACCACATCGCCGCCCTGATCGGGCGCGTCAAAGAGGCTGGCATAGCCCTCGATCCCGCCCTCTTGCGTGACGCACAGGCCATCCGCCCCGCCCTGCGCGAATTTCCGCTCCAATCCCGTCTCCATCGCCTCGCCCTTTCCTTTCATCCCGGCAGTGCCGCCAATATCGGCTGAAACGCCTGCACCAGCACCGCCGCCACCACGCCGTAAACCGCGAGCCACAGCCGCCGCTCCAGCCGCTCCACCGCCGCCTCGATCCGCTCAAGCCGCTCCTGCAAGGCGCGCTGCTGTAGCTCCGACACCCGCTCATGCGCCTCAAGCCGCAGCGCGGGCGCACAATCGAAGGCCTCAAACCCGTAGCGCGGCGGCGGCGCGCCCTCACTCACCCGCATCACCCGCCAGCGGCGGCAGGCCCAGCAGCGCCCGCTTTTCCGTCGGTGTCAGGAAATCCGCCCCCGCCACCCGCGCCCATTGCGCATCGCGTTCCGCCGCCAGCGCGGGCACCTTGTCGAGATCGGGCGACAGCTCCAGCGCCTCGCCGGTAAATTCGCGCAACCACGCCGCCACCTTGGCGCTCACCCGCGCCACCAGCGGCAACACCGTCAGCCGGTAAAACGCGCGGTTGGCCTCCTGGTAATTGGCGAATGTCGCGTCGCCCGGAATGCCGAGCAGCATCGGCGGCACGCCGAATGCCAGCGCGATCTCGCGCGCCGCTGATTCCTTGGTCTGCTGAAATTCCATGTCCGAGGGCGAGAACCCCATCGGCTTCCAGTCCAGCCCACCCTCCAGCAGCATAGGACGGCCCGCGTTGCGTGCGCCCTGATGATGCGCCTCCATCTCGCTCACCAGCCGGTCATACTGATCGCTGCTCAGCACCCCCTGCCCCTCGGCCCCCTTGTAGATGATCGCCCCCGAGGGCCGCGCGGCATTATCCAGAAGCGCCTTCGACCAGCGGCTTGCCGCGTTGTGCACATCCACCGCCTGCGCGGCGGGCTGCATGGGCGACAGGCCGTAATGATCGTCCTGGGGGTGAAAGCTCTTGATATGGCAGATGCAGGGCGCGCCCTCGCCAAGCGTGAACCGGTGCTTGCACCCACTGACGCTATATTCATAGGCCACCGGCCAGCCATCGGCCCCCGGCACCACGCTCATCCGGTCCGAGCGCAGCACATGCACCTCCAGCGGCAGGCCCGCGCCCGCGCCCACCGCCTCGATATAGGAATTGCCCGACAGCAAAAGCTGGCCATAAAGCGCCTCGAACAATTCCGCCCGGCCCTGCGCCGGGTTCGGCGCACCCACCAGATCAAGCACCGGATGCACCGCATAGCGGCGGTCGGCATCCTGCAACACCAAGGGCAAGGCCGCCGCCGCCTCGGCGATCATCTTGACCGCGCGAAACCCCACCGGGTTGCCGGCAAATCCGCTGCGCGTCAGGCTCACCGTGTCGCGCGGGCTCCACGCCACGCCACGCCCCGTGCCACCCCAGGCGATGACGCGGCCCGCCGCACTCGCCTTCTGCTCGGGCATCTCGGCCACGTCAGCCCCTCCTTGCCGAAAGAAATCCAGTATCATCGCTCGCTCCTTCACCTCGGCGCTCGACGGGCAACAGACCGCGAAAGGTTTAACGAATGTTAACCGCAGAGCGCGCCCCTTGCCTCCGCCTGAAAAGGAGCCGCGCGATCGAGGCAGGCAGGCGCGGCCCGGCGATACGCGATGTCGGAATGGGCCTGAAGGGGGGCGTTCAATGCTTGCCCGCGCGGAATCGAGGCGCGCCTTGGCGCGCCGCCGCGCGAGCGCCCGACCGTCCCCTCGGGCGGGCGCTTTTATAATGTCTAACTCATTATAACCGTTCAAGTATTTTGCAGGCATAAAGTGCCACGCGGAGCCGTTTCAGCGCCCACCCGGCGGTCGGGCCCTCGCGCGGCTCATCACATCATATAAAATGGCAGCAACAGGCCCGTTACCCCCCTCCCCCTCACACCGCGCGCACGCGCGGCGCGCGCCACTTGGCCCCCGGCTCCACGATCAGATCGGTCAGCGCCCAGACCAGCGCATCCACCCGGTCGGGGCTGCCCTTGCCCTCAAAGCCACGGCTGGTCATGGCGCACATCTGGTCCTCGAGCCGGGCCAGCCCGCGCAGGTGATGCACCCGCCCCTGCTCGTAGAGCGCGGCCACCGGCTCGGCGCGCGCGGCCTTGCCCCGGCTCGCGTGGACCTTGCGGAACGGCACCAGCGGATCGACCTGCCGGATCACCTGCTCCACCAGGTCGCCGCCCTGGTTGACCTCGGCCACCAGCCGCTCGGCCCCCCAGCGCTCCATCGCGCGAATCGCCGCGCGCGCCCAGCTGGCAGGGCTTGCCGCGCCGATGCTGGCATCTTCGAGCACATAGGCCCGCCAGTCCTGCACCGGGCCGCGCGTCACCGCCCCCACCACCACGATCCCGCATTCATCCGATCCGGCATGGCCCGTGACCGGCGGATCGACCGCCACCACGATCCGGTCGAGATCGGGGGCGGCCTCCACCCGGCCCGCCTCGATCATCGCGGGCGTCCAGAGCGCATCCTCGGCGGCATCGACCAGCACGCCGTCAAGCTCCTGCCGCCCCAGCCGGGTGCCCGCGTAGCGCGCGCGCACCTCCTCAAGGAACCCCTGCGCGAGATTGGCGGCATTGGCCTCGGTCGGCGCGCTTGTCACCACCGTGCTGGCACTGGCAAGGATATCCTTGAGCACGCCCACGTTGCGCGGCGTCGTGGTCACGCAGACCTGCGGTGCCTCGCCCAGCCGAAGCCCGAATTGCAGCATGTCCCAGGTGTCGCGCGCCTTCTTCCACTTGGCCAGCTCATCCACCCAGGCCCCGTCGAATTGCGGCCCGCGCAGCCCCTCGGGCTCATGCGCGGAAAACACCTGCGCCACCGCCCCGTTGGGCCACACGAGCCGCCTGCGCGTCGCCTGCCATTCGGGCCGCCGGTCGGGCGGGCTGCACGCCATGATGCCGCTTTCGCCGAACACCA